ATTGTTTCAATATTTAATTTTTCTTTATCCTCAGTTGAAGATGAAGATGTACATATATCAACATTACAATAAATATCGTTTGTTAACTTAAAAGGACTTAATTGATTTACAACTAGATTATTTTGTTCCGCCGATTTGTAGTCATTATCATTTACAGCTTCACCATATTCATTAAATTTACATATTGTATCATTATACTCTTTTAATGATTTTATGTCTAAATTTTTTAAATTTTGTATGACATAGTACCAAATGGCCTTGAAACGAACTGAGAATAGATTATCTTGACGACTACAACGTTGTGTATTACAGATGCGTTTACCTTCAATGTGTATATGTACACTCTTATCAAAAAATTTAAACAGACGACGATACAAAAATCGATGATGAGTATAAAGTATGTATCCAACTATTAGTAAATAAATATTATCTGAAATAATGGGTGAATTAACCAATGAATTCATAAAATAGAATTTTATATATTCCATTTGAGCAAGTATTTTTACAAAGTATTTATTTTAGTTTGTCGGTTTATTAGATTATGAGTTTCTTTAAATATTCTAATTAATTTTAAGTAATTTAAAAATATTTTGTAAATCAGTAATAAATTATGAAGACTGCTATTGTACAATTTCCCAGTAATTATTCTTTTACAACATATGATATTCGTGGTACAATTTTATTTCAACAACAAACAAAATCTAGCTCTGTCTTAGTAACAGTAGAACTAGCGGGATTACCACCTGGAGTACATGGATTTCACATTCATGAGAAAGGATTAAATAGTAAAATGATGCAAAATAAAAAAATTGATATATGTAAACAATTAGGAGGTCACTTTAATCCTTTTAATACTACTCATGGATCATATAAATATAATACAGTACGTCATGCAGGAGATCTTATTAATAATCTTAACGTAAGTAAAAATGGTACAGTTACTGTACAATTTTTAGATAGTTTAATATCATTATATTCGGATGATATCAATTGTGTTATAAATCGTAGTATTGTTATTCATGACGATATGGATGATGAAGGGTTACCTGGACTAAAAGCGTTGCAACAGAGCTATTCACTCACTGAGCATGAAAAAGAATCATTAAAAACCGGTAATGCAGGTAATAGAATTGCTTGTGGTAATATATTACTTCAATCATAAAACTTTATTGTTTTGATTTAGTCTTGCCAGTCTTGCCAGTCTTGCCAGTCTTGCCAGTCTTGCCAGTCTTGACAGTCTTGCCAGTCTTGCCAGTCTTGCCAGTCTTGACAGTCTTGCCAGTCTTGACAGTCTTACCAGTCTTTTTATTTGGATTACCAAAATACATTTCTTGATATACACTACGTGGATAATTTTGTAATCCAACTGCAAAATAAGGACCAATTGGTCCATTGGCATTTACGTATCCTCCTAATTTTTTATTGTAATTAGTATCAATAGCTAATTGTGGATACCAATAATTTGGATAACTTTGTCCAAATTTTGTGCTTGACCGTGTACCTGATTTTTTGCATTGTAGACCTTGGCAAAATCCTGGGTCAATGATGTTGTGAACAGATACATAACTATTTGTAGGATTTTGTTGAGAACTGGGAAATTTTAAGTTGCGATTATAGATTACTCCATAACTTGGTAAAGAATACATATTATTTAATACTAAAAAAATATTTTAATTTGCGTTAATATTATAAAATTTTAAAAGTATATTAATGTAAAAGAGAGGCAAAGATGAATGGAATTAAAACAATGTCGCTTGCAAGTGGTACTGCCAAAAGATTTCAGTCAGATGATATTATTGCTACAAAACTAAATCTAAATGGCACTGACGTGTCTTCTACTCTTACAGAACTAAAGGCAAATATGAATCAATTAAAACAAGAAAACGCAAGTGTAACCGCTCTAGTAGCAGAAATGAAAAAGACAAATGAAATGCTAAGTAAGTCATATAAAGAACTACAAGCTAAGTGTACTGACCTCGAATCTAAGTATAATGCTCTTGAGGTAGAATAACTTCAAATGAAATAAATGAAATAAATAAATGAAATAAATGAAATAAATGAAATAAATGAAATAAACTAAAGATTTTAATTTAAATTATCCTGTTTTTATTCATTAATAAAGTAATGTAAAGTATATGCATCCTTAGCTCAGTTGGTTAGAGCGTCGGTCTTATGAGCCGAAAGTCGTGGGTTCGAGCCCCACAGGATGCATTTACTTTAGATTACTTTTATTTTTAAAAAACACTTGTATATTTCTATTAATATGGAATATCTAAAATAGTTCTGTCAGGATTAATTAGTGTACATATTCCAACCCCAGAATTACGATCCAAAGGATCATTATTTTTGTAACAATATGTTCCTAATAGGCTACAATCATCATTTACTTTACAGTATTGTTTTTCGCCAATATTAGGATAAACATTCATAGAAAATATTTGTTTATCAAATGTTAACGGATGATTTTTTAATTTAGAATTTTTTTTATTTAATATGTTCATTTCATTTGTATCTGGCATTTTTAATTTATTTGGAACTATTACTTTTTTATCATTATACTTAATACTTAAATTATTTATTGTTTTAAAATGATCCACGCAAAATAGCACACATATTAGATATATCATACCACAAATTAAAAAGATTAGTATACAATTTTTAATCATTGCTTAATAATAAATGATTATTTTAATTTTTTTTAAAAATAAATGTAAAATTTAAAAAACTAATTAACATCTCTGCCATATTTAATTTTAGATTATCATCTAGTTTGTAATCTTGATAATAATCAAAAAAGGAAGTATATTTTATTAAGGTTAAATTATTTTGTATACAAATTTGTTCTAATTGGTCTTTGAACAAATAATATTCCGATGATGTCCCTTTTATCTGAAAATAATCTTTCTTTTCATTTGTTTCTTTTGTGTTAATATTAAATATATAATTACTTTTATTATTATGAATTAAGGTCAACAGTGGCATATGAATATTTCCTTTTTTTAAGATATTAAAAACTAAATTACCATCAACTGCTGTTCCAAAAAATAATCCATTTGGTCTTAACTTTTGGGAGACGATCTTGATTACACTATCAAGTGTACTTACATTTTCACAAAAATAATTCATTGCAAATTGACACGAAACGATGTCATAAATTTTTGAATTATCAATATTATTTATTTTATTGATAATATCAGGTGTTAAAATGTTCAGATTTTGAAAATTTATATAAGGTATCTTTTTCTTTATTTTTATCTTTATTTTTTTAAATCTTTCAATTGCACCATCATAAGTGTGTCCTTTTTGTATTGAATTATAAATTGAATCATAATGTGAATCAAATGCAAATATATATTTTAGATTCACATCATTATGTAACCATTTATTTATATCTCCTCCGCGGCCACAGGCTATATCCAATAGCGTAGTCGCATTTGCGCTGATGCTATTTGTAGTAATAATTTGATATTTAATATAGTTGTGAAATTTTCGCATATTACTGATATCTGGTGCAATGTTTTCAATAGGTAAATCATTTATTTTTCCATATAAAATTGAACAATAAACAAATTTATCTGGATTGAATGGCGCGACTTCAGCTGAGAGATTTATGGTTCGAGAATGACTTCGACCCTTTTTTGAAGGAGGAGGAGTATTATAAAGATCTTTTGAATAATTATCTACATCTTCGCATAAACGAGGAGGAGTAGAAGGGGTAGAATGATATAAATGATTCATTGTATGACTTTCCGAGTTACAACAATTATATAGATCATCTGTTGTAGGACATAGTGGTATATGTTCTGATGTATCAGGCAAATTATAGAAAAGATCTTTAGAATACTCATCAAAGGACTTATTAAAGGACTTATTAAAGGACTTGTCAAGGGTCTTGTCTTTAGACTGTTTAACATGTACAGTCTCTTCAAGTTCATCGTGTTGAAATAAATATGAACGTGAGTGCATTTTAACAGGACGACAGTAAATAAATTGTAAGTGAATATATTTATAATTTTAAATTGGTAATTATCTTTTCTAATACTAAATATATATTTTTTTTGTAAAATATTTTAAACTGATTTAAAAATTGAACTAGAAATAATACTAAATAAGTTTAACAAAACTTCTGTTCATTTATTTATGAATCAAAATTGTTATTGTAATGAAAAATGCTTTACCTTTAGACATACTTATCAAAATGATAACATTATTCGAACAGTTCAAATTTCAAAATGCAATAAATTTGCATATGATAGTACAAAAAAGGTTGCGTGTGATTTTGTAGTTAAAAAACTAATAAATGAAACAAAAATACCTTTCAATAAAATAGTTGATGAAAAAAAAGATAAGATAACAAATAAAAATATAGCACCAATTATAGATTATCAAAAAGAGATTAATGATTTATTACAGTTTTATTTTATTCCAAATACCAATTACTTTGCGAAATTAAATCATTTGCTGCAAAAAGCTGGATATTATCCACATTATCCATGCGATGAAACATTTGAACAATTATGTAAACGTATTACTGATCCTCCACGAGAAATTAAAAATAGATTATATTATTATCAAGAAACACCTGACTATACATTAAAACGAACAACTGAATTATTTGAATGGACAAAGCATCAAGATATAGCAGATATTTTATCACGTATTAATTTGAATAAAAATCGAAGTAATCAAAGTAATCAAAGTAATCAAAGTAATCAAAGTAATCAAAGTAATCAAAGTAATCAAAGTAATCGAAGTAATCGAAGTAATTTAAATAAAAAATCTGTAAATATATTATGTACTAAATTAAATGAACTTGAAGAAGAAATGGATGATGATACAGAACCTACAAAGAAACAAATTTTTAGTGTTCAATCTTCATCTACTCATTCGTTATCTGTACATAAGTTTACAAAAGAATTACAAAAGAATGAACCAACAGAGGAAGATGTATTTGATGTTGATAATTATAGTGATGATGATGTAATAGAAGATAATTATGAGTATGATGATTTCAGTGACTAAATTTTCGTCTTTAATTATAAAAAAAAATGATATTATTTAATAATAAATAAATGTTAAATAATATCATTGAAAGTTTTACCTCATTAGATGATACTAGTCAAAATAAAGCATTTAATATATTTTCACGTATGTTAAATCCAATTAAAATATATCTAATCACAGTTATATTATTATTATTAGTAATGTGTGCTATATTGTACTTATTATTTAGTCATATGAAAAAAATATCAATTAATACGGTTTTACCTATTCCATCTAGTACGTCTTAAACATTAAAATTACTTAAAAACTAGACTTCAAATGAATTTAATAAAAGTAATCAAAATGACAGAATCAGTTGATCACTTTAAGTGCAACGTACGTAGATATGATGCAATTGAAACTGAAATTAAAGCTATCAATGATCGATTAAAACCACTGCAGTTAAAATTGAAGGAACTAAAGAGTTCTAAGAAAGAGCTTGAACAAAATATCGCTGAATATATGCAAACAAATGACATTGGGGAATGTAAAATGCAAACTGGTAGTCTTACATACAAAGAATCTAAAAATGTTATTCCATTATCTAAAGATGCAATTAAAGTGAACATGATTTCTTTTTTTACTGATTCATATACTGATGAATTTAAAAAATTGTCACCTGAAGATAAAGGAGCAACACTTTTCAGTTATATATATGAAAATCGTGAATATAAGGAAAGTACAAAACTAAAGAAAATTGCTTAATTTTCAGCAAAGTCATCAGAAGAATACTCCGGTATTTGTTTTAAATTTGAAGATAGTAAATTTAAAAATTTAGTCTCGGTCATTGATTGAATAGTATAATCGGGTTGTATCTTAAATAAATAAAAAGGACCATAAATTATTTTATCATAAAATGGCAATTTAGTTATATTCAATTCTTTCTCATCGATATTTGATAATAATAAATACAAATTATTATTATATGAAATATTTATACAAGTATAATTACTTAAATTATAATTGCTTAAATTATTTTTATCAAAAAATTTATCTTTTGTTTTCAATTCTTCAAGTTCACCCTTGATCGAAAATCGAAGATAAGTTTTCATTTTTATGCGTTTATTCTTTCAATTTTGTTTTAAATATTTAATAATTTTTTAAGTAGTTATATAGAATTCATCATAAAAAATTACAAAAAATAAATATAATTAGTTGATTTTTAAAAAAGAAAATAAAAAAATATATACTTAAAAAAATAAAATATTTTTTAATAAATATCCAAATTTTCAATTATGAATTTTGAAGACAACCGTGAATGGGCAAATCAGATCACTGAGAAGTTAGAATACAGTGATTCGACGTCTATTTTGGAATATTTAAAAATGTTGGAAGACAAGTGGGAAATATCTGGATTAGACATTGGCGCTAGCTTTACAAAATTATCCAAGAATTTTAATGTTACTTGTCTCGATAACATTGATATTAATTTTATTGAGACAGAGAAGAACAAAATCATATGGGAAATTTTGGGTGTTAAAAATAAATTTTTCAAACTAATTCATGATAATGATAATACATTTCTTTTAAGATGGGAAAAGTTATTAGAAAAAATTTATTA